AGGGAATACAGAGCGATAATACAACCGTTTCGACTACCGGAAGCAGAGAAGAGAATTGACAGTGATTATTATGTCGAGGGCTATGCAACCATTTTTAATAAGCCTTATGTGCTGTATGAATGGGATGGCGTGAAGTATTATGAGGAAATTGACAGGCATGCGCTCGATGAGGCGGACCTGTCAGATGTCATTATGCAGTATGACCATCAAGGTAAAGTGTTGGCGAGACTGTCAAATAAGACACTTGGATTAGAGCCTACGGATGAAGGGCTCTTTATTTATGCAGATTTGTCTAAATCACAAGCGGCGAAAGAGCTTTATGAAGAAATACGCAATGGACTGATAACTAAAATGTCCTGGGCGTTTACGGTTGCGGAGGACAAGTACAATCGGGAAACCAGGACCAGGACAATCACAAAAATCAAAAAGGTTTATGATGTGTCGGCTGTTAGTATTCCAGCTAACAACGACACTGAAATATCCGCTCGTTCTTGGATCGACGGAGTGATTGAGGCTGAGAGACGGGAGGCGTTAGAGCGGAGAAAAAGGATACTAAAATTATTAATTGATATGGAGGTATGAAAATGAATAGATTACAAGAAATTGAAGCCAGATTGGCAGCAATAAAGGTAGAGCTTGAAAAGGATGGAGCTGATATTGATGCTCTGGAGAAAGAAGTTAAAGAGTTAACCGAGGAGAGGAAAGAGTTATTAAAGCAGGCTGAAAAGAGGAAGAAAATTATAAATGATATTGCTTCTGGTGAAGGAACAGTTATTGACAATTTTATTCCAAAGCCTAAAGAAGAAAGAAAATTTGAAAATATGAGCCGGGAGGAAGTACTTGATTCCAAGGAGTATAGAAATGCATTTTTGAAAAGACTTCTTGGAAAGAAATTAACCGAGGTCGAGGAAAGAGCTTATTCAAGTGCTTCTGACAGTGCGGGTGCAGTAATTCCTACACAGACAGCAAACACTTTGTTTGACAAAATGACAAAAATTGCACCAATGCTGAATGAGATTACCCTTCTAAGAGTAGCCGGAAATGTAAAATTTGCGGTTCAGAATGTTAGAGACGAAGCAACTCAGCATACCGAAAATGCAACAGTAACTCCAGCAGGCGACAAGTTAGCATATGTAGAGCTTGCTGGTTATGAGTACATTAAGGTTATCAGAATTAGCAAGACAGTTCAGACCATGTCTATCAACGCATTTGAAGGATGGCTAACTGATATGCTTGCTGAAGATATTGCTGTAGCTATTGAAAATAGTATTATCAACGGAACTGGAAGTGGGCAACCCAAAGGAATAGAATATGCTAATGCTTGGGTTGATGGTGACAATGCTGTAGAGTATACTGGCAATCCATCTTATGACAACTTAATGGATATGATTGCACTGCTGCCACAGAGATACCATGCAGGAGCAAAATTCCTGTGCAACAGCAAATTCCTATATGGGAAGTTAGCGAAAATTAAAGATGACAGCAAGCAACCCATACTTGTAAAAGACATGGCAAACGGAATTCAGTTCAGAATTATGGGCTTCCCTGTGTTGTTATCCGACAAAGTTGCTGACGGCGTAATGTACTTTGGAAACTACAAAAAGGTTGTCGGTAACCTTGCACAGGATGTGCTTGTTGAATCCAGCACCCAATCTGGTTTCCTGAGCAATTCTATTGATTTCAGGGGCACTGCAATATTCGACTGTGATATTGCTCTACCAGATGCATTCATCAAGATGAGTGAAGCATCAGAATAAGGGGGAGTCTAATCTCTCCCTTTAATTAAAAGGGTGATAAACAATGGCACTAATTGATGATATAAAAACAGCATTACGTATAAGCAACACAGCCTTTGACACCGAAATAAACGACCTTATCGCAGCCGCCAGGGCGGATCTCAAGCTGTCTGGTATACTTGAGAGCAAGGTTAATGATGACACGGATCCGTTGATTAAGCGAGCCATAACCGTCTATGTCAAGGGCAACTTCGGCTGGAACAATCCGGATGCCGAGAAGTTGCAACAGTCATATGCCATGATAAAGGGCCACCTAGCGCTATCCCAGGAATACACAAAAGAGGCGGTGGGATAGATGCTGTTTAAGGAGGTTATAAAACTTATAAGCATTACAACCACCGAAAACGAGCTTGGTGACACCATTGAAGTGTCCACCGAGCGGCAGGTATTCGCTGACAAACAGTCAATCCGTCAGTCTGAATTTTACCAGGCGGCGGCAACCGGCCTTCGCCCTGAACTCATGTTCGTGGTCAGGACCATTGAATACAATGGCGAGACCAAACTAAAGTACAACGGCAAAGAATACTCCATCATCCGCACCTATGATAAGGACGGTGAGCTGACGGAGCTTGTTTGCCAGGGGGTGGTCAACCGTGCCAATGCCTAAGTCAGTGACAAAGATCAAAAAGGACGGTATTGAGTTCATTTCAAGCGTTGACCGCGCAAACTACACCATCCGGGAACTCACCAGGGCCGCCCTGAAGGATGTGGCAAAGTTACTCCGAAAAAGGATGATTGAAGAACTGAAGAAACTCCCCGGCATGAAGCGACATCGGCGTATCTACAACAGCACTCAATACTGGGCACGCAAGCAGGAATGCGATTTGCAGGTCGGCGTCAAGCATGATTCCTGGTATGGCGTGAACCAAGAACTCGGAACAAAAGGTATGCCGAAGAAGGGTATCGTCCGGGAAACCACGTTCAAGCATATTGACGACATTCGCAGAATCGAGGGGCAATATCTTTCGGCCATCGAGGACGAGAACAAGGCCTTGGGGCTGATAGACGAAGAGGAGGAAATAGGCGATGAAGAATCTACGTAAAATAATACAAGAATATTTAAAAGCCATCCATCCTCGCGTTTATTTTCAAATTGCTCCAAGCAATGCTCAATATCCTTATATAACTTACGATATAAGTAGTATTTCGGCAGACGGTGAAGGCATGGAACGTGCCGTTATTGATATTGATGGATGGGATTTGCCGTCAAATGGCGACTCGACAACGCTAGAAACATTGATGGAAAACATAAATAGTATCAATAAAGCCATCTTGCGCGGGAATAATATACAAGCAGTCCTATACCTTGATACTAAGCTTGCCCCAATCGATGATGATAAAAGGATTATTCGCAGACGTTATACTTACGAAGCAAAAGTGTTTGGCGCCGATATTGAAAGCGCCTGGAAAGATTATGGAAAGCTAACCTGGGAAAAACTATACTGGAAAGATTATGGAAAGCTAACCTGGGAAAAACTATAAAGGAGTTGATTAATTTGGCTTTAACTCAGCAGCAAATAGAAAATATACAAATTGATTACGGCATAGTTTTTGTGAACTATGGCGAGACGGACGAAAAACAGCTCGGTCCTACCCGTGGCGGTAGTGAGTTTGTCGCAACGGCCACAATCCGCGACATCGAATATGACGGCAGCAAGGGCAAGACAAAGGGTATGCAGGTTGTGGATGACATAACGGCACAGTTGAACGTAACAAGCCTCAATGCATCCCTGGAAAGCCTGAAGCTGGCTTTACCCTACGCCAAGTACGACCAAGCAACCAAGACGCTAACCGTGGACAAAGACTGCCTCGGCATAATCCCGGATGAAGCCTACCTGAAGAACATAACCATGTTTGCCAAGACCGTGAAAGGTGAATACAAGAAAATCACCCTTTACAATGCCATGTCCGAAAACGGCCTGACATTTGCGGCCGCACCGAAGGCAGAGGGCACAATCGCCCTGAATGTTTACGCTCATTGGGATGCCGTAGACGATACCACAAAACTGTTCGAGGTCAAGGATGTTGAGGGCATCGATGAATAGGGCAGGGAAACCTGCCCCCCAATTCTTTAAGGAGGGATAATATGTTAACGCTGAAACAAGGACTGAAACTGTCAGCCATAATTGATAAGCTGGATCTCAAAATCGCCGATCCGAAAGCAGACGCAGAGAAGATTGGCTCCGATCTTTTGATGCAGATTGTTGCGAAGGCGCACAAAGCAGAACAGGAAATCTATGCTTTTGTGGCAGAGGTAAAGGGGATAACGCCACAGGAGGCCGAAAAGGTTGACCTGGCGCAGTTCGTGAAGGAACTGGTTTCCGATTCCGGAGTGGCGAGTTTTTTCAAATCTGCGGTCAAGTCAAAGGACCGCGAATAGCAGAACTGCTCTCAAAAACCTACAATCCACAGCTTATTGAGGACCTTCCGCTGTCCGTGGCTGTGGATTTTTTGGTATATGCCATTGAGCAAGAAAAGGAACAGGCAGCATGGGAACTTTGGACTAATATGTATCCATTCATGGCCCTTGAATGGCTCAAACCAGTCAAGTTTGACGAGTTCAAACGGAACCTGTTCAAGCGGCAATACCAGTATACTCAAAAATCTGATGATGAAATCATGACCGAAATGATGAAAGTTGTGGCGGCGTACGAAGGCAGGTGAGGCAATTGGAGATATTCAAGCTATTTGGTTCCATTTTTGTGGATACCGCCGAAGCTGAAAAATCAATATCAAAGACTGAAGAAAAGGCCGAGAGCTTCACGTCCAAACTCGGTAACGGCATCAAAACTGCTGCGAAGTGGGGTGCGGCAATCGTTGGCGGGGCGTCGGCGGCCGTAGGCGGCCTCCTGGCACTTACAAACCAGACCGCAGAATATGCTGATGAAATCGACAAACTTTCAGAGCGCACCGGCATAAATCGTGAAGAACTCCAACGATGGAAATATGCCGCTTCACAATCCGGAGCTGATATCGGTAAACTTGAAGTCGGAATAAAAACGCTTTCAAATGTAATGGACGATGCAATGAATGGCTCAGAAAAAGCAGCAAAAGCATTTGAATCTCTCGGTATCAGCGTGGATGATCTTAAAAGCAAATCCCAGGAAGAGATATTCGAACAGGTAATGGCCTCACTGTCTGATATGGAGCAAGGAGCCCAAAGAAATGCAATTGGTGCTGATCTTCTTGGACGGTCCTATACAGAATTGCTCCCCTTGCTTAATGCCGGCAGTGCAGGAATTCAGGAACTTAAAAACAGAGCTGATGAACTTGGTCTTGTTATGTCCGAGGATGCTGTTAAAGCTAATGTGCAGTTCGGTGATACCCTGCAGGACATACAAGAATCATTTAAAGGCATTGTACGAGGATTAACCAATTCTTTTCTGCCTTTATTGCAACAATTTGCAGATTTTATAATTGCGAACATGCCGACGATACAAGGCATACTCGGTAGTGTGTTTGATGTGCTGGGAAGTTCGGTTTCAGCTGTATTGCCTTTCCTGATGGATCTAATACAGAACACTCTGCCACCACTGGTTGACTTATTCACAAGAATTGCAACAGAGATATTACCACCGGTGATTACTTTATTTACTGAGATATTACAAACAGTATTACCTCCCTTGATTGAATTGTTTACAGGTGTTATAACAACTATATTGCCGCCATTGATTGACCTACTGACTATTGTTATTGATGAGATACTTCCGCCATTCATAGAACTATTTAATAACGTAATCAGCGCAGTTTTACCTCCATTGATGGAATTAATCAGCCAGATAGTAGATACTTTATTACCTCCTTTAATCGATTTATTCAGCAAAATAATCGATGCTATAATGCCGATTCTTATTGAACTGTTTGATACCTTCACACAGACTGTATTGCCGCCATTAATGGAACTCATTAATGAAATTGTTGCTGTTATACTGCCTCCTTTACTTGACTTATTTAATGATCTGGCCGAAGTTGTTCTGCCACTTGTGATGACAGCATTTCAGGCAATGCAACCTATAATCGAACCGGCTATGAAAGCCATCGCTGCAATAATAAAGACAGTCCTTGCTCTTATCAAGGGCGACTGGGAAGGCACTTGGAACGGAATCAAGGATTTTTTCAGTTCGTTCCTGGACTACATCACCAAGCTTGCTGAGGGCTGGAAAAAGATATTTGTTGGTATATTTGAAGCAATCGGACGGCTGGTTAGCAATGTTTGGGACAACATTGTTACCGGCATTAAAAATGCCATAAACTTCATCATTAATGGTATTAACTTTTTCATTGAAGGGCTAAACAAGATTAAAATACCCGATTGGGTTCCTGGTGTTGGAGGTAAAGGTATCAACATCAAGCCCATACCCTTGCTTGCTGAGGGTGGCGAAATTGTACAACGTGGCTATGCAATAGTTGGTGAAGCGGGTCCTGAACTTTTGGAATTACCGCAAGGGGCAAGAGTAACTCCTCTGGGTGCTGCAGGCGGTATAACAATACAAATTATAGAACCGCATCTATTTAACAGCCGTGACGCGGACAAGCTGGGTGACCTGATAGCAAACAGAATCAGGCAGAAAACAGGGTTAAGAATTTAGGAGGTGTAGCAGTATGCTGCAGGTATATATTGGTAGTGACACTATGCTTGATTCTGATATCATCCTAGATTCTGACTATCTGCTTCGTGGAAGTAAAATGCTAATAGCCGCCGACACAATCAATATTGAGGACAGCATTGATGAACGGTCAACATTGAGTATGAGTATTATAGATGAACGAAATCAGCTGTCTTTTCAAAAAGGGCAGCCGGTTGATGTTTATGATGGCGAAGAACTGATTTTTTCCGGAGTCATCGAAACCGCAGTAAAATACAAAAACACGGTTGATATGGTACATGATGTATCTTGTATTGATTGGCACTATCTCGCCGATAAGCGAATCATGGCGAAAGCATATGAAAACGAGCCGGCCGGTGACATCATCAAGGACATTATCACGACGTATCTGGCCGATGAGGGCGTAACAGAGGGGACTATTCAGGACGGACCTATTATTACAGAGGCTGTCTTTAATTATGTACCTATTACTGATGCTATCAATTCTATTACTGAAAAAGCCGGTTTTATCTGGTATATAGATTACGACAAAAAACTGTATTTCATGGAACGAGGCACAACCACAGCGCCGTTCCCGGTAACGAACAAAGATATGCTAAAAGGATCTATCCAACTTGTGAACGGAAACCCGCAATACAGGAACAAGCAATACATCAAAGGTGGTCGAGACATCACAGACCCACAAACACAATATTTTAAAGGTGATGGAGTGAATCGGACTTTTGTTGTTGGTTATCCTATCGCAAAAGTACCGATAATCACACTTAACGGAGTATCACAAACCGTAGGAATTCGTGGTGTTGACACCGGAAAGCAATGGTATTGGGCAAAAGGTGACAATACAATTACCCAATCAAACAATGGTATCCCCATATCTACATCCGATACGCTGAAAGTGACGTATCAAGGCGAATTTGATATTGTGGTTGTGAGCGTTAATTTGGAAGAAATAGAGAGCAGAAAAAGCATTGAGGAATCAGGCACCGGCATTGTTGAAGATGTATTCGATGATATGAGCGTCACAACCCGAACGGCGGCGTTTGAATTGGCCGACGCAAAGATAAAAAAGTTTGCGAAAGTGTCGAATCAACTAAAATTTACAACTGATAAACCCGGACTAAAACCCGGGCAACTGTTGAGCGTGAACTTGCCCGACTACGGCATAAACACAGATATGCTGATTAACAAAGTAACGATATCAACCGAGTGCAAAGGACAAATAATATGGTACGATATCGAGGCCGTAGAGGGTCCACAGTACGAGTCATGGACAAAGATGTTCCACTCCATGGCCACACGCGGACAGGCGTTTGTGGTGCGTGAGAACATTAGTGAAGAACAGGTTCTCGTTACATTGGAGCAGTTTTTCAAGACCTGGGAACAAGCAGAGACGCCGAATATATTTTATGAAATATATCCCGGTGCAAATACTCTTCCAGGAGTGTTGCCAATGTTTGATCCTGCTGACCGGGTAAAAAGCATTGCACTTGTGAGTGATACCGATGAATTAGTGAAAAAACCGATAACAAAGCAAATTAATCTAGGTACAGAAATCCTGTCTACAGTGTTTGTAAACAGTTATGAAGGTAACGGTAGCATAAAGAAAGTTCGCTGGTATGGCGGATACTTCGGCAACATCATTGTTGATGAACAGGTCTTTGAAAAGACAAAAACTGAACTTGAAGCAATTCAGATAGACAAAATAGATATAAAGGGGTGGTAAGATGCCATATACAAAAACAACATGGACAGAGACAACACCTATAACTCCAGCAAGACTAAATAATCTTGAAAAACAGTATGAAGAGGCTATAAAAGATGCTGTTACAGAAGTTATTTCTGAGATTACGTATTATGTGAACGCATCCTCAGGAAACGATAATAATAATGGTACCTCATCAGGCACTGCGTTTAAAACAATAAACAAAGCTATCCAAGTAGCTCAAAAACAGATAGCAGCATTGATTACAATTAACATTGAAGCTGGTACATATGTTGAAACTGTATCTATTGAAAATATGTTATGCAGCTACTTAAATTTAAACTGTAGTAGTAACGTCTATATAAATGGACGAATAGAGGTCGATAATGCAAATCGTGTTAAAATATATCGCGCTAATATAAATGCAAATTCTTATTATGGTATATTGGCCCAAAACGTAAGAGAATTAGATATTGGTTATATATCTATAACAGGTGCAACAATAGGTATACATCTAAGCAATATAGAAATGGTTAATATTGATAGAGATAGTATTTCAGGGGGGGAATGTATTCGAGCGAATACTGTAGGCAATTTGCGTGTAAAAGATGTTACTTTATCAGCAACAGCAGCGGCTATCTTTCTAATGGATTGTACTTTTGCATATACCTCAGGTCTTAAAGGCTCTATTGGAAGTGTACCTGTACATGTTGTATCAGGTTCAATTTTGATAAAAGGCCCTAGCACAATATCCGGCGGTGCAGATGAAACAAGTAATGGTGGTCAAATTTTTACGTAAGGCGGTGATGTTTTGTGGCAAACATAAAAACTTTATACGGTAGCGATAAACTTCGGGAAGCATACCCGAAGGTAAACGAGAACTTTAATAATTTGAACGCTGACATAAATGTTTTAAGGACAAGAGTTAATACGATAATAACAACTCCTATTGACGGTGAAGCTGCAGCTCAGGAACTTGTGGATGCACGTGATGGTGAATCATCGTTAGGTGAGCGTCTAGA